CAGGATAAAGAAACAGCTGGAGATTTGTCCTCCCGCCTATATGTGTAAGGGGCCTAACCGTGAGAACTTCGTCAGTACCGGTCACAAGTGCGGTTACTGCAAGGGCAACGGCTGGTTCTGGGGAACGGAGAAGGGCAGCCGCGAGGACGTGCATGTGCCCTGCCCGGTGTGTGGCGGCAGCGGTGAGCTGGATGCGATTATAACAGTGGACTGGAAACCTTCAAACAAGTGAGCCATGAGAAAGGAATATTATAGAATAGAAAGGAATCAAATGGAATTAAAAGAATTGACATTAAAGATATGTGACATCTTCGGATGTAGCAGCATTACTACACTGCCTGATAAGGTTATGTTTGCTTTGTTTTCTCAGAATCCCACTTTGTATTTTGAGAAGTACAAAGAGTTATGCCCTGATTTGACTGTAGATTGGATGCAAAGGGTATATCAGTTCTACCACGCAGACAGAAAGGAAAAGAAACAAGATTATACACCTGTATCTCTTTCTAAGCTGGTTGCTTTTCTTAGCTATACACCATGCGAGAAAGTTGTGTACGATTGTTGCGCTGGTTCCGGTTCTCTGACTATTCAAAAGTGGTGCACTAATCCGGATTTAAAGTTTGTTTGCGAAGAATTGGATACGAATGTATTGCCTATCCTTCTGTTTAATCTTTGTATTCGCAATATTGATGCGACAGTGGTAAACAAGAATATTCTCACTGGTGATATTATCGGTTCATATAAGGTAATCAGAGGTTCAATATATGGAGTTATACAGCGTCCGATGTTTCCGGAAACAGAATTTCTAAAAGCTGATGTAGGCATTTCCAACCCGCCATTTAATTTAAAAGTTCCTGTATCTGAAGAAATAATCAAAGCTTTACCTCAGAAATACACTTGTAATTTTGCTTTCGTGGCGCATTGCCTGCAAAGGAGTGAAAGATGTGCGTTGATTCTTCCCAGAGGTGTGCTTACAAGCAAAGAAGAGAAAGAGTGCAGGAGATACTTTATTGAGAAGGGATGGCTGCAAGCTGCTATTTCTTTGCCGGAAAAGATGTTTGAGTCTACCTCTGTAGCGACTTGCATACTTTTGTTTGATAAGAAGAAAACGAGTAAAGATGTGATGCTGATTAATGCGGAGGGAATGAAATCTGTTGAAGTAAGAGAACAACGTGGAGAAGGTGGCGCTTCTCATTACAACCGCATCTATAAAAAGGAATTTAATACTTTTTCAGATGAACAGATTGCTGCTATATGCGAACTTACAGTAAAAGAACAGGATTCATTCTCTAAAAGGCTTTCAATCGAAGAACTGGAGCAAAAGGGATACAATCTTACTATTGGCTCATATCTGCCGATAGAATTAAAAGGAACTATTCATCGAGACTTCAACGCTATAATATCAGATATTAACCGTGTCATCAGAGAACGTAATGTTATTAAGGTGACAGTTAATAAGGTATGGGCTGAACGTCTTGGACTTACAGAAATTATAAAAGATTGCGAATCATCCAATGAAGTAGTGAAAGCTATGAATGAAAGTTTTGCATCATTCAAGAATTACGAAGTAAAAGAGAAAATTATTGAGAATAAGTATATTCAATCTTCCAATAGTAAAGTATTTTGTATTGAGAATACTGATAAGGAAATATTGTCAAGCATCATGCCTTTCTTTATGAATATGTATAAGCAGCATATTTATTACCTAAATAATGAAGAGAATAGGCTTCTTTCCGAACTTAGAGATTCGATGCTGCCGCTTCTTATGAATGGAGAATTAACTTTTAAAGATTAGCGTAAAACAAGGTATGCGATTATAACAGTGGATTGGAAACCTTCAAATATATAAATTATGGGAAAGAAGAAAGTTATAGAAAATTGTGTGGGTACCGTTAGTGTTTCCACCAGGATCCAGAATGGTGCCGTAACGACCACTTACCAGTTCAAGGCCGGTTTTGCCGCTCACGGCTGGACTGATAAAAGGGCTAAGGACATTATCCGGGAAATGAAGTCCGGTGTGAAAAATATGATTTTTGCGGATAAAGAACATTTTGGTATCACTGATACGTCCAAAGTGACATTTTACGGTGGTGTCAAAGTTCTTGAGTGCGATTATATTCTTGAAAAATAACATATTATCAACCATTAAAATTTAACTGAAATGATTACAGAAAAACAGAAAGAGGCAGTAAAGGAACTCTGCCAATACGTGGATAACTTTTGCAAGGAAAATAATCTTAGTGTCTTTATGAGCGTTGTAGCCAGTGAGGACCGTCCGGACGGGCTTGAGCAGACAGTCGGCTCAATCATTACCGGCAAGACTAAACATATTGTCGGCTCTATTTCAGGGGTTGTCAAAGCGAATAAGAATGCCTATACGCTGCTTTCCGTGGCACTCATGCAGGCCTACACGAGAAAGGCTGACATTAATACTATTCCGTTCAGTGGAGATTTGAGTATGAACTGATGAATGTGGCGCAAAATCGAAAGAAGTTAAATCATGAAAGCAATTGTAAATATAACTACATTTAGAGGAATTAGCTTCGAAGCTATACATTTTTATGGGACGTTACAAATAATAGCTGGTGATGATATAGAACTTTACCGCTCTATTACTCAAACAGAAATAGATAAAGACCCTGAACGTTGGTATGGTTACGATGAAGGAGATTTAACCAAGTCATTTAACTCGTGGAAAGATATTGTAATAGCAGCAGGTGATAAAGCCAAAGAAAAGGGTATCAGCCTTGAAGAGATATTTGTTGAAGGCATACCCAACACCGGAAGCTTACCCTACCATGAAGCACTGAAACCAATAGACACCCGTCCAAGATGTAAGAAATGTGGTAAGGTGTTTGAATCAGGCGAAGGATGTTATAATACTCCAAGGGGGTTATTTTGCGTAAAGTGTTATTAATTCAAATCAAATAAGAAATGAGCCTTGGGCGGCTTTGTAAAACCCATAAATACGAAATATGGAAACTGATATTCAAGAAAACAAAAGGAAGTTTGAAGAACTGAAAGAGGCGGCAAAGCCATTGATAAAGTATCTTTGCGAAAACTATCATCCTCATGTAACTGCAATTGTCACTCCTACAAGTGTAGAGGTAATGGAAGGGATTCAAGTAATTCCCAACATAACCGAATTTATAGTTGATTAATATTCTGCCATGCGGCAGGCCTAAACTGCCGTATGGCTCAAATCAGAACAAAAATGAATATTTGGGGACGTATTGTATGCTTCTTTTGTGGACACATGCCTTATCGAGTTACATGGAATAATACTTTATATATCAGAATGAAGAGAAAAGGTGGTCAAAAGCGAAGTAAGCATATTAATAAATATCACACTAAACATTATCGAGAGTATTGTATCAGATGCGGTAAACTTTTAAAAAAGAAATAACATTACCATGCAGATAGACATCAACACCCGTAAACGGTTAAACAAGCCCGAGAATTACTCGGCGTTTTACAGCCTTTTGAACCGCCTTCCGACATCGGATCGTGACGCACTGAAGGAAAGCATTGTTTCCCAGTACACGGAGGGACGGACCACAAGCCTTCGTGACATGACGCTGAAGGAATACAGTGCCGCTGTGTCTGCCATGCAGAAGTTGGTGTCGCCCACTTACCGTGAGGAGCTCCGGAAGATTCTCCGTCAGAAGCGTTCGGCGGTGCTTCACCAGATGCAGCTGCTGGGCATCGACACGGCCGACTGGGATCGGGTGAACGCTTTCTGCCGGGACAGCCGTATCGCCGGCATGGAGTTCCGAGAACTTGACTGTGAGGCGTTGGACACGTTACAGGTGAAGCTACGTGCCATCCGCCGCAAATGTGAGAATAAACAACAGTAACAACCATTTAATTTTTTAGTTATGGACTTGAAAGAACAGTTAAAGAGCTTGTCCGCACAGGACAGAAAAGAATTGCTGAAACAGCTCCAGCAGGAAGAGAAGGAAAACAAGCGCAACCGTCGCGATGCCTACGAGGGGCTTCGTGCGCAGTTCATGCTTGAAGTGAAGAACAGGCTGTTTCCGGTCGTGGATGACGTGAAAGCCTTCCGTGACTGGGTAGAGAAGGAAGCCGCCTCTTTCCGCGACCTGATGCGTGACTACGGCCAGCTCCGCAAGGATGACCAGGCGAGTTTCACCATCGTGGACGGTGACATGAAGCTGGAAGTGAGGAGTAACAAGGTGAAGAGCTTCGATGAACGTGCCAACCTCGCCGCCGAACGTCTGGTGGATTACCTGAAGCGCTACGCCATGAGCCGGGAACTTGGCACCGATGACCCGATGTACCAGCTTGGCATGACCATGATCGAGCGTAACCGCCAGGGTGATCTGGACTACAAGTCGGTGAGCAAGCTGTACGAACTTGAGGACCGTTTCGACAGCGAATACACCGAAATCATGGACCTCTTCCGTGAGAGCAATGTGGTGTACAAGACTGCGGTGAACTACTATTTCCACAAGCGTGACGAGAACGGTGTCTGGCGCCGTATCGAACCTTCATTCTGTCGTTTGTGATATGGAAAATACAAAGAATATCGCACCACACGTGATGGCTTGCAGACGCTGTGAGGGCAAAGGACGTATTTTTTACACGGACCGGGACGGGGCTTCTTCCTCCTGCAACTGTCCCGTCTGCCTGGGCAGCGGACGTGTGAAGGCCCAAAGCAAGGTGATTACCCGTATCGAACCGTTTGTTCCCGGTAAGGATGATACCGAACTGCTGACCATGTGATTTTGTTCACACTCTAAACAGAAAAAACGCCGCATCCGTTGTGATTGTGGCGTTTTTCTTTTTCCTGATATGCCAAATGCCTAATTTTGCAGTAAATAACTTTTTTTTATGGCCAAAGGACGAGATAAGGAACTGATTGAACTCCGTGATGCAGCCCTGTGCCGCCGTTACTATTACTGGACGGAGGTGCAGCGCCTGCGCTTTGACGATGCCCTGAAAGTGTTGTCCCGGCAGGAGTTCTTCATTTCGGAAGAGCGCATCATGGCCATCATCCGCCGGAAATCACGCGAAGGAACAGACTACAATCTGAAGCCTGTTCCCAAGGTGAAAGCCCCCCGTCTGACCGCCGCCCAGCTTGAGCTATTTCCCGTAAGATGACGGCATGGCCGATTCATCGTGCAGTGTGAATGAGAACGTCATTTCATAAACCTTGATATAATGCGGCATGGCATACGAGCGGCTTTTCTCGCGTACCAGCGGCGAAGCGTTGTCCGTGCATTGCAGACACTGCAGCGACCTGTATAATTTTCCGGCCAGCTGCTGCCTTTCCTTCACCTTGTCATACGTGCCGGATGCGTAGCTTGTATCGTCGTAACAATCGATGGCCAGCCGGACGGTCAGTACGGATTCGCTTTTCTGTGCCCCGTATCCGAGGTCGTGCCAGTCTGAACTGGTATTTCCAATCAATACGCAGGGGAAAGTAACCGGGTACTGGTCCTCTTCCGCCCCCATTTCCAACTGTCCGTAGTCCTCGTCGATGAGAGAGAGTTCCGGCAGCTCCTGTGCAATCTGTTCCATGATTGCGATAAAAATTTCGTCCATATCGTTATTTGTTTAAAATGTTGGTAATTTCCTGGTCCACCTTTTCCCGGATACGCCGGTTCAATTCTTCGCTTTCGCCCATGAACTGGCGCTGCGGGATGCGGATGTGCAGTTTCTTCTTTCTGGTAAGCGCCATGTTCCTCCAGAACTGTGCCTGCGGATTCAGTCCCTTCGGTTTGGAACGCCGTTTGACGCGTTTCTTTTGCCTTGTGCCGGCTTTTCTTCTTTTTCCCGAAGCCTTGTAGAACCTGGCCCATGCAAAGCGCCTCATGCGGTCTGTGACGGTGACATCGATTTCGCCGCCCCAGTTGTGGACGGGCGCATAGACCTCCTCGTTGAACACTCTCACCCGATAGTCGGCAGGCGTGTATCCGACCGATTTGAAGAGATGCTTCCTGCCGGAGAGCAGCGTTCCGTAGTTGCTGGCGGCATCAGTACCGCCCGAGGAGAGACGTCTGGCTTTGGGCCAAGGGTGGAGTCCTCCATCCACAAAGCCACCCTGCCGGAAATTGTCCTGGAAGTGGTCTTTTGCCATGCGGCCAACGGCGACGGGCAGTTTGCGGCGCATCATACTGTCCAGTCTGTTACGTTTCCGCTTTATCAGTTCCGTAAAATCTTTTATGTCCATAATCATCAGTAATTCAAGAATAATTTATAATTTTGCAACCGAGGCTTCCAATATGCCTTTTATGCGTTATGAATATACCGGAACAAGTGTCAGAATTAGCAAACATCCACGGTTATAACTCCGTTGTTTTATCAGCCAGTTCCCCTGAAGGAAGCATCTATTCTGTGGGCTGTGTTGACGGGGATGGTTTTGAGTTGCCTGTCGGTCTTCCTACCTTTATTCTGTTCGACGGTCAGTCCTGCCGTCTGGTGGACGGTGAGGAGGGACTGACACTTTCTTCCCGTTTATTTGGTGATAAATAGTCCCATGATTTTGGGATTTACCAATTTGTTGTCTATTCTTATCACTCCCACACAGTTGGCTTTCATGTTCTGTATGTAATTGCTTGCATCATCCTTTCCGGTTTGCGGGTCGAAGAACCTTGTCTTTCCTTCAGTCACCTCCGCGCAGAACACGTGTGCGGAGCCGCCTTTCCAGGCACAATATATCTCGTATATTCCGTCCTCTCTGAATTTTTCCCTGAAGTATTCCTTCAGTCGGTTTGCGTTCATTACTTGGTATCCCTTTCTGACCTGCCATTTATAGGTATAGTCATAATCCGGCTTTGTTCCGTCCCGGTTCAGGAAACGTTCTTCCCATGTGATACCTTGTTTTGCCATTTCATTGTATGCGCTTTGTCTGATGTTGGGTTTTGCCTCGGTGTCAAACCCTAACCTTCTGAGCATGTGTGTTACGGTGCAGGTCTGGCAATTCACGCGGTATCCTTCCTCTTTTCCGAATTTTGGATTTTCCTTTCCCTTGTTTGCCTGTTCGTATGTCATCGGCTTACCTTTGGTAACGCCGAGTGCCTTTTCTATCTTGAGATTGTTGCGGGCGATGTCGGTTTTTTCCTCCAGCGTCAGGTTGTCCGGCATTTCGGCTATCATTTCGTTGATGCGCCTGGTCAGTGCGTCCACGGCTTTTTTTGCTCCCGGATGCGCTTCAGTAATGTAGGGGTGTTTGTCTGAAAACAGTTTGCCGTCTTTTCCCGGATTGTTTTCCAGACCGTCATGTGCCTTGTTCTGCCCGTTTTCGTCCGGTACCGCTGTCGGCGCTTCATCCGTTGATGAGAGCGTGCACTTGCAGTTCCATCTGTCTCCGGGCCTGTGCTCGTTCCAGAACGGATCATCTATCGGACGTATGGTCCCCCAGAAAATCTGGTGGTCGGCTCCCGGCGTCACACTTGTGGACGGCATCCATTTGAGGTTCGGCAATACATCCTTTTCCCTTTCGAACTGTCTCCAGTCCGCGGCCTGGTGTGCCCGTATGACGGCCGTGTCGTATTCTGTACGCAGCCAATGGATCATCTGGTGGTCGGCTATGGGCATGGCTTCCTTCACCCACTGTTCAAACGGCTTTAAACTTCCGTTTTTGTCCAGCAGCAGCGCTGCCATGTCGTTCTGTGCCCTGTGTACCTTGAAAGCTGCGAACACGGCGTTGTTCATTCGGATTTCACGGTAGAAATCATAATCCGGATCATCGGTTTTCCGTGTCCCAAACCCCTTGTCGGTGGCTTTGTTCATCGTTTTCCACGTGGCCTCGAACAGGTTCTCCTCGATGTCGGTCATGGGATGGAAATCTTTGCTGTATATGTTCTTCAGGGCTTTCTTCAGTACCTCTTCATCGAACGAGAATAAAGTTTCCACCTGTTTGTCCTCCATTCTGTAGAGGTCGTTTATCACCATTCTAAAGCTGCCCCGTCTCTCCCCGGGGCTTTCCCGAAAAAACGTTTCAGCCAGTTGTATGCGTTTTTAAGGGCATTTTTCTTTTCTTTGGGTGTTCCTTTACCGTGCTTTTCCAGTTCCGGTTCTTCTTCCGGATCCGGTTCATCCTCTTCCGCCTTTTCGGTCTCTCGGGCCTTCGCTGCCTCGATTTCCGCCGCTTTCTCCTCCTGGCGTTTCTTCAGCTCGTCATAGTTTGCCGGTTTCTCGATCCCGAATTCCTCGTAGAGGTAGTCGTCACCTACCGGCAGGTTGAAGTTCGTACGCAGCTGTGTGAGGATGGACATCTTTTTCTCTGGTTCGATAAGCTTCTTTTCCGGATAGCAGAACTCCCCGCCTGTGGTGTCTATTCCGAGCATTGCGAATATGTCGGCCATGTCATAGTTGAGCACGTCGAGGATGTCCTGCCTGTCGGAGAGCGTCACTTTCTCCTCCACGTCCTTGTGTACGGTTCCCAGTGCCTGTGTGCCCTTGTCGGAGGCTTCGGTGGTGAGCGTGTTTCCGAGGAACAGCTTTGAGATTTCGTTGTTGCAGCGCTCGCAGAGCTTGTCGTAGAGGTCCGCGCTCCCTGTCTTGTTCGCGGCTTCCACGAGCTTGAGCACCGTATCCTCCGCGTGCACGAAAACCGACAGGCTTCCGGTGCTGTCCGCGTCGTCCAGCGCCCTCTGCCGTGCCTCGTCGTCATCCGTGGGATACGTGTACTCCCTGATGGGCGCTCCGAACACTTCCGCGAACTGTGCCCAGTCCGCCACGTCGTTACGTTTGTATATCACCCAGATGGCTGCTTTCACCAGCAGTCCGGGATCGTCGGGTGAACCGATGAACAACAGGTCGGGGTACTCGTCCCAGGACGTCCCGGTGGTGTCCGTCTGGTGCCGCAGTATGAGCCTGCGCACGGGATCGACGTGTTTGCGCGGTATCAGGTCGTAGTTCACCCATTCCCCCTTGCGGTAGAACTGCACGAGTGAGAACCCCCAGAATTTGGCGTCCAGGATGTCCCCTATGAACTTCCGGAACCATGGGGACCTGATCTGCTTGTTCACCTTCTCGTCCGGCTTCCCGTTCCTGCGGAATTCTATGGAAGATGCCAGTGCGGCATTCTTCCGTTTCTCTATGACACTTGTCAGGTGCGTGTCCATGAGTATGTCGCTGAACAGGTCGTACAGCCTGAAGCGTCTGGAGTAGTCCACATTCTCGAAAGCCCTTACCGCGAGCATGTAGTCCGCTATGTCTATACCGAACCTTCTGGGCTGTGTCAGTATGATGGTTGCGGGTCCTTTCTGCCCGGGCCTCGGCAGGTTCCCGCTTTGGGTTATCTTTCCGGCCCCTTTCTTTCTTTTGTTCATATTACCAATGGTTTACACGTTTACGGTTGCTTTTGATAAGGAAATTTGATTTTGCCGCCCTCGTCTCTTCGGACAGCAGGGGCAGGCCGTCCACCGATATCTCCTCGGCCGCCACGGCTTTCAGCCATTCGACCGCCCTTTCGTGGCGTTCCTTCCGCAGCGGTGACAGGTTCCTCGGGTTATGTATGCAGAAGATGTGGTACACGGCTATGTCGATGGCCATCATCAGGACAAGCTGGTTGCGTTTGTCACCGGTTGCCGTGAATATTTTGTCACAGTCGTAACGTCTGGAAAGGTAGCAGCGCATCTCGGCGACGGCGCGGTCCTCGCATATCTCCACGACGGCGTCGTCCTCCCTTGTCAGTGCGTCCAGAATCTCGCGGTGTATGCTCGCGTCGTAGTCTGAAAGTTCGATAAATTTGCTCATAATGATAGGTATTGAAGTTTACACTCTGTACTTGTTTTGTGACCGCGTGCTTTTCCTTGTGACAATGACGGGCTTTTCCGACTGTCTGGCCTTGCGGTCTATAATTCTGTTTCCCCCCTCCACGCAGTCGGGTCCGTCTGCCGGATAGGTCAGTTGCAGGTTGAACAGCTTGAACTGTTCCGCCATCCGTTTCATGTGCGGGTTGTCCTTTTCGGCCTCGTTGAGTACCAGGTTCCCCTCCCGGTTGAGCGGTTCCAGGTTCGCCTCGATACGTGTGGCCTTGTCGGTCTTCTTCTCCTCGTCCCCGGTGATGTACAGTGATATTTTCCTTTCCCTGCGTATCCGCCGCACGATGGGCTGGAATACCTGCTGGAAAAAAGGATCCTGTAATTTGTTGTTCTCCATGTAACAGTATACGGTGGTTTTCCCGCCCACGAACTCCAGCAGCTTGATGTACCACTCTACAAATTCCGCGTTCAGCCCCCTGTCCAGGAACGTTTTTATCAGATAAAGCCTTCCCGCGAGTTTCCCGAGCAGGCACACCGTTTTGGTGGAACTTTTTTTCGTCTTGTTCTCTCCCGGTGCGGGGTCCCCGTATATCACCAGGAACTTGAACTTGGAAAGTGCCGGCACTTTCCCGTAGGTGATTTCCGCGAACACGCCGCCGTCCACCACCGGGTTGTTGAAGAACTCTTTCTGTGCCGCCGCCGCGCTGACCAGTGAGAGGAAGAGGTCTATATCCTCCTCGGAGTTCTTTTCGGGCCATACGGACAGCCCGTCCTTTCCCCGGATGTTGATGATATCCACGTGCCCGATTCCTTTCGCCTTCAGTTCGGTTGCCTTTTCGATGGCCCTTTTGATGCAGCAGTCCGGCGCGATGATGTTCCCGTTGAATAGGATGCGGTAGTTTCCCGATACGGACATGGTCGGTATCAGCGCCTCCTCCAGCCATTTCCATTTGGTTTTGATCCGTTCCGGATTCCGGCACTCCTCGTCGGTGTCTATATCGTCCACCAGAATGAAGTCCGGCCGGAAGTTCTTGTTACGCGTACCGCGCGGTGACTGCCCGGCTCCGATGGCGCGGAAGGAGCATCCGGACATGCAGGTGAACTCCCCGGTTTCCCACGCTCCCGGTTTTTTCTGCTGTCCGTAGTCCTGTATGATCCGCTGGTTCTCCTCGAAGTTCGCCATGAACGGCAGCAGTAGCCTTTCCGCATTGTCTGCCGAGTTGGAGATCAGCAGCACGTTGCGTATCTTTTTTGTCAGTGCCAGTTTGGATATCTCCATCATGGAGCGTGCGGATTTCGCCAGCTCGCGTGACCAGGCCCTTACCTCGTACCAGCGGTTGTTCCTCATCAGCCGCCCGGTGGCTTTTTTGTGGAAGGCGGCGGACTCGCAGGTGCAATACATGGCGAAGTAGTATTTGAACCACTCCTCGTCGTTCTTCTCCAGTCTTTCCCGCCTCTGCCTGATTTCCGTTTCCGTGTCCGTGGGGTTGATGTCCGAATGTTCGCGCACGGATGCCACCAGCTCGTTCCAGTTGTCCAGTGCGATCCTGTCCTGGGGTGTGAGTCTTTTCTTTGCCATGTCAGGATAATTTTGATTTGACAAACGCGTCCAGAAGCGGGGTGATCTCCTTCGCCTGCGTGGAATCGTAGGTCCGCACCCATTTGAGCAGGTCGGAGAACACGGAGATGATGTCCGCCAGCCCCACTTCTGTTTCCAGTTTCTTGATGGCGTTCGACAGTTTGGAAATGGTGTCCGCTTCCGCGGCGTTCGGGAACCGTTCCCCTTCCGGCTTTCCCATGATGGCGTTGTTGAGTTCCGCCAGCTGCCGGTACAGGTTCTTCAGCTGCTCCTCCCGTGTGATGGTTATGGAAGCCTTCAGCTGCTCCCAGTTTCCTTTGCCTATCCAGTTGTTCACAGTCACCCGTGAAACCCCCACACGCTCGGCTATTTCCGCCTGCGTGAGCGTTTCGCGGGTGTAGAGCGTTTTCGCCCATGCCTTTTTCTGCTCGTTTGTAAGTTCGGCCATATTACCTCCTTTTTTACGTGCAAAATTGATAAGGAAAAGGAGCGAAAAAAAACGCGCTCCGCATGATGACATTTTAAAGCGTCATGGCAATCCTTTAAAGTCTCCATGATGAAAACGCGGTTTGAAAAAGGCTTTTAATCCCCCTAATTTCGCACCGTAAACTTTGCAGGGAAGGACCTGCCAAAACGATAGTGACATGAGTAGATTTTTCAATATGATACCCGGAACCGATGCCTGTTGCATCCTTCTTTACGGTGACATCGGTGAGTACGATGATAACGTGCGCAGCGGTGATATTGCCCGTGAACTTCTGGAAGCGGAAGCCCTGACCGGGAAGGTGGACGTGCGTATCAACAGCAACGGCGGCGAGGTTTATTCGGGCATCGCCATTTTCAATGCCTTGAAGAACAGCAAGGCCGACATTACCATCTACGTGGACGGCATCGCCGCCAGCATGGCCTCCGTCATCGCCCTTTGCGGCAAGCCCGTGCAGATGAGCCGTTATGCCCGTCTGATGCTTCACAGTGTCCAGGGCGGCTGTTACGGCAACAAGGATGAGATGAAGGACTGCATCCGTGAGATCGAGGCGCTTGAGGATACCCTTTGCGAGATGTATGCCACCCGTATGGGCAAGGACAAGGAGGAAATCCGCGCGATGTATTTTGACGGCAAGGATCACTGGCTGCGTGCCGACGAGGCGCTGGCGCTGGGGCTTATCGACGGTATTTATGACGCTGACCCGGTACCGGAGGACAGTACCCCCGAACAAGTATTTCAAATATTCAATAACCGGCTGCACAAGCCACAAAACGAGAATAGCATGAATTTAGACGAACTCAAGAGACGTCCGCGGTTCAAGAACTGTGCGACGGATGACGATTTCCTGCGTGAAATCGGACTGCTGGAAACGGAGGCTGGCAAAGTCCCGGCCCTTGATGCCGAGGTCACCCGCCTGAAGGGCGAACTGAAGGTGTTCCAGGACAAGGCGGATGCGGATGACGCTGCCGCGCGTAAGAAACTGCTTGATGATGCGGAACAGGACGGCCGTATCGATGCCGCCACCCGCCCCATCTATGAGAACCTTCTGGCAAAAGACCGGGAGAACGGGGAAAAGGCATTGGAGAAGCTTTCCCCCAAACGTAGTGTCATGACCGACCTTCGTGTGAATCCGACGGGTGAAAGCCCCTGGAACAAGCGCATGAGCGAGATTAAGGACAAGTTGAACCATAAATAAAAACATTTGCCATGGCAATAGTAGTAAGAAACACGAATTACAACGGCGAGGTACTGGAGAAAATACTGGTCCTGGCCACCACCGGGAATGACCTTGTAGAAAAAGGTCTGATCATGGTGATCCCCGGTGTGGAGAAAAAAATCAGCCTGCCGCGTATCAAGACGGGCAAGATGCTCCAGAAGCGTAAGGAGAACCCGACTTTGGAAGACTCGAAAGGCAATTTCAATTACTCGGAGAAATCACTGGATCCGGAGGACTTCATGGCGTTCACGACTTTCAATCCCCGTGCCTTCGAGCATGTTTGGCGCAAGTGGCAGCCGAAGGGCAACCTCGTGTTTGCCGAACTTCCCCCCGAAGCGCAGAACACGCTTCTGGATGAACTTAGCAAGAGTGTGAAGTTCGAGCTGGGCTGGCATTACCTGAACGGCGAGTTCGGTTCGGACGACGACCACCTTTTCAACGGTATCCTGACCCAGGCGGCTAAAGATCCGGATGTGATCGTGGTTCCGGCTCCTTCCGATACTTCCATGATCGGCAAGTTGAAGGCTGTCCGCAAGGCTATTCCAAAAGCCCTGCGTGAGAATCCGAACCTGCGTATCCTGATGAGTATTGACGACTTCGACAAGTACGATGACGAGCTGACCGAACGCGAGTACAAGAACACGAGCGAGACGGACATCAACAAGAAGCGTTACAAGGGTATCACCATCGAGACGCTGAATTCCTGGCCTGATGGCCTTATCGTAGCCACGCTCTGCTCGATGAGCGCTGACGGCAACCTTTTTGCCGGTGTGAACCTCCAGGACGATGAGGAGGTGATCCAGATTGACAAGTGGATGAACTCCAGCGAGCTGTACTTCTTCAAGCTGCTTATGAAGGCCGACACGGAAATCGCCTTCGGCGAGGAGTTCGTGGTGCTTGACACCCGTGAGACTCCGGTGTTCAAGGTAGTGGAACGCAGCATTTCTGCCGATCCGGCCGCTCTTTCTTTCAAGGCCGCCGGTGAGAGCAAGGAGGTGAAGGTCACTGCCTCCGGTGATTACAGCGTGGTTTCCATTCCTGCCGGTTTCACGGCAGTCGGTACCGATGGCTCTCTGACGGTCACCGCCGGTGTGAACAGTAGCGGCAAGGCGGTATCCGGCACACTTGTACTGGGCCTGGACGCCGATCCGGAGAAGAAGGTGGAGATAGCACTGTCCCAGGCGGCCGTTGATGAAGAGGAAGGCGGTGAGTGATGGGAAAGCTGAAGTATCTTGTCATCCATTGCACGGCCACTCCTGAAGGGCGTGAGGTAAGCGGTGCGGAGATTCGCGCCTGGCATACGAACCCCGTCTCAAAGGGCGGCCGCGGCTGGAAGCAGGTCGGATATACCGACCTGTTCCATCTGAACGGCGGAGTGGAACGCCTGGTGAACAATAACGAGGACGCGAATGTGGACCCGTGGGAAGTGACCAACGGCGTGGCCGGTTACAATTCCGTGAGCCGCCATATCGTCTATGCCGGCGGGTGTGCAAAGGATGGTAAAACGCCTGCGGACACCCGTACCTCCTGGCAGAAAAAGGCGCTTGAGAAGTACGTGAAGGATTTCCATCGTCGTTTTCCCGATGTGAGAATCGTCGGTCACAATGAACTGGCGGCCAAAGCCTGCCCCAGTTTTGATGTACAGAGATGGCTTAAACAAATAGGTATAACTCAATAAATCAACAACAACATGAAAAGATTTCTTTTATTCTTTGTGCTGATACTCGGATTCGTGTCAGCAACTTTTGCCCAGACCGGTACAGTACCGGAAGTCGATTATAGCGCGATGATCACCACCTTTGCCGGTTTTGTCGGTGGCGTGGTGTTGCTCACGGAAGGGATCAAGGCTCTGTTTCCAAAAATGCAGGGCTTGGCGACACAGATTGTCAGCTGGTGTGTGGGCATTGTGGCCGCCATGCTTTTATGGTGGCTGGATGCGGGCTTTGTCGCTGATGCCACGTGGTATATCGCGTTGTGTTACGGGTTCGGTGCGTCCCTTGTGTCCAATGGTGTTGCCGATACGGGATTTGTCCAGTGGCTCATCGGACTGTTTGCGGGTAAGGATGCCGGTAAATAGGCTTTGACCTGAAAGACCAGTGTGCGTATGGACTTCAGTGCTGTCATGAATCTGGTGCTGGGCGGTGGTCTGGTAGCCACGATAATAGCCATCATCACCCTGAAATCAACGGTCAGGGAAGCGAGGGCGAAAGCGGAGAAGGCTACCGCCGAAGCCGAGACGGTACGGATTGACAATACCGAACATGCCACCCGTATCCTGATCGAGAATATTGTAGAACCCTTAAAAGAGGAACTGAATGAAAACAGGAAAGCTTTGCAGGCGACCCGGCGTGAAATGGCACGCCTCCGGAAAGCCATTGATACTGCCAACAGTTGCAGGCATCATGATGATTGTCCTGTTCTTTACGGGATGCGCGAGTACTCGAAAGAGCAGGACGGAGGTGAACCGGAACAGCAGCCTGTCGTCAAGCGCCGACAACGTGTCAAACGTGAGGCGGGGGTTGTTGATGGCGGGGATTCCGAAATCGGCGGTGAGCCTGACGATCCCTCCGGACAGCCTCCGTAAACTTCCCTCCGGTTCGTCCTACCATTCCAGGAACGGGCAGGCGGGCCTGACGGTGAAGAGCGATGCGGCCGGCAATATCATAGCGGAGGCATCCTGCGACAGCCTCCAGCGGCTGGTACTGTGTTATGAGGAGGAACTGACCCGTATCCGTAATGAGACACATGAGGACTCATTCACAGTTGAAACGGAATTTGAACGTCGCTTTAGTCCCGTTAAAATAGCGCTGGCCGCTTTTATAACCGGATGTGTTGCCGGCATAGTATTAACTTTCAAAATCAAGAAACAATGAATAAGAATTTCATGTACGGCGTCGGTGCCGTGAAATACAAGGACTTTGTGGTGGGTTACATAGAGAAGAATTCGTTTGACATGGGCGGGCAGAAACCCGAATCCGCCAAAATCGAGGCGGAGCAGGTGCCGGGAACCCCGGTGCTTATCATTCCCCAGTCGAATGGCAGCATCGCCCCCACGTTCAACGTTATCCAGCTGAACTACGAAAACCTGCATAGCTTGCTGGGTGGTACCATGCACTACAAGGAAGAGGACTCGGAAAAGAAAACCCCGATTGGTTGGACGGCCCCGACGGCAGCCGTGTTGCTGACCGGTCCGTGGGAAATAGCCCTTGTTTCGGGGCAGAGCATCCTGATTCCCAATGGCACGCTACTTTCCAATCTCGGCGGCAAGCTGACCCTGACAGAAACGGCGAAAATCGAATGCACGCTGGAAGTGGCCATGCCGGAAGACGGCTCCCAGCCCCATGGCGTATTCAATACGGATTCTATCCCGGAAGAGTGGAAACAGTATAAACTGCCTCCTGCTGAATCTGCCGCTGCTGCTTCCACTAACCTGGCCGAGGAGTAGCGTATGGACGAAGCTGTCATCAAGCAGATCCAGCGTGAGGGTGCGGACGCGCTGCTGGATATCGGTGTGAGCGTCCCGCTGAAAGCGTTTCATATCCCTTTCAGGAAATCCCCGCTGGAGCTGCGCGTGACCATGAGGCGGCCTTATATGTCCGGTCAGATTCTTTTTGCCCGGACATATTTGTCGATGGGGATCACCAGTGAGGAGATGTGGGGGTTCAGCAAGGAGGAGGAAATGCAGTTTCTGGCCTCTCACGGCAAGGCGGTGAGCCGTATGGTGGCCTATACCCTTTGTCGTGGCCCTTTCAGCCGCCGCGTGCTTTTGCGCCCGGTGGCATGGCTCATAAGGAACTTCATGGAACAGCGTTATCTGGTGGGTGCGATCAAGCGTTTTGTCAGCCTGATGGGTACCGACCCTTTTATACCTATTATCAGATCAGCCGAGCGGACGAATCCGATGAGCTTGAGACTGAGCCAAAGAAAGAAGGGGAGTTAAAGAGCCGTTATGAAGGCTCCCATAGCCCTTTCGGTTTTGTGTGGCAGATTGCCAGTGCCACCGGCTGGAGCGTGGACTATATACTGAACAAGGTGAATTACCAGACCCTGATCATGATGCTTAGTGACGCTCCCCGGTATGTCCGTGACAAGTCCGGATCTTCCGGTCCTGCGGATGAGCGGAGCGCCGAGGATGAAGCGGATGGAATAGTAGGATTTTTTCAAAGCAAGCTAAAATAGATGAAACCGGTACAAATAGAATTCCTTATGGTGGACCATTTGAGCGCCCGTCTTGACAAGGCCGTGGGCAAGATCGAGCGGATGTCCCAGCAGGCATCGTCCGCCAACAGACAGATCCGGGAACTTGACAGGAGCGGTTCCCTGTTGAACAACACCGTCGGCAAGCTGGCGGCCGCCTTTACTATCAAGGAGCTGGTGTCGAACATCACCAAGGTACGCGGCGAGTTCCAGCAGCTGGAGGTGTCGTTTCAGACCATGCTCGGCAGTGCGGAGAAGGCCGACACCCTGATGCAGCAGTTGGTACATACGGCCGCGACCACTCCTTTCGGCCTGGAGGATGTCGCGCAGGGTGCCAAGCAGCTTCTTGCCTACGGGTTTGGAGCGGAGAAAGTGAACGAGACGCTGATCCGCTTGGGTGACATCGCTGCCGGACTTTCCATCCCTTTGAACGATCTGGTCTATCTTTACGGCACCACCATGTCCCAGGGACGGCTTTATACACAGGACCTGAACCAGTTCACCGGCCGGGGCATCCCTATGATCGCCGAACTGGCCAAGCAGTTCGGCGTGGCTGAAAGCAAGGTGAAGGAGCTTGTGGAGGAAGGCAAGGTCGGTTTTCCCGAAGTGCAGAAGGTCATAGAGAGCCTGACGGACGAGGGCGGAAAATTCAGTGGTCTGATGGAGGCACAATCCAAAACGATAACCGGACAGATCTCCAATATAGAGGATGCCGTTTCAATGATGTTCAATGAAATCGGGCAACAGTCGGAAGGTGTCATCAACACCACGCTTTCCGGTGTTTCCTACATGGTGGAGCATTACGAACGTTTCGGCCGTATCCTGCTCGGGCTTGTCGGTACGTATGGTGTGTACCGGACCGCCGTCATGACAGTCACGGCCGTGAAAGGCTGGGCGGTGGCTGCGGAGGCGTTGCATTACAACTGGCTCCTGCTGGTTGAGAAAGCGCAGAAAATGCTCAACCGGACCATGCTTTCCAATCCCTATGTGCTGGTTGCGACCCTGCTTGCCGGTGTTGCCGTGGCACTGATCTCCATGAAGACGGAAACCGAACGTTTGCAGGAATCCGAGGAAAGGTATCAGCAGCAGAAGCAGAAAACCATAGAGGCCGAGGAAGAGCACAGGCGCAAAATAGAGGAACTGTGTTCCATTGCCGGGGATGAAGCCGTGTCCACGGATGCCCGGCGTGAGGCGCTAAACAAGCTGGAACAGAAATATCCGGATATATTCTCCAAATACGACACCGAGTATGAGAAACTGAAGAATATCAAGAAAATCAAGGAAGAGATAGCCCGATTGGAAGCCGGTGAGTCCATATCCAATCCCGCCAATGAATTGAAACGTGTGGATGACAGGATAAAAGAACTTGAAGGCAAGACCCGGTTGGCAACCGAATATTACCAGGACAGCTACGGGCGGCAAAGAGCCCGATATGTCCGGAAATCCGCACGTTCAAGGGATGAGGAGGCAGAGCTTCAGAATCTGTACGGAAAACGCAAGAGCCTGAACGGACAAATCCGCAAGGACGAGGTAAATGCCTATTTCGAAAACCTGACCGGTGTGAGTAACGAGACCCTTGCACAGCAGATAAAGCAGCGTAGAACCCTGCTTGCCCGGATGTCTGTCCAGGAGAAGGAATACGGAAAGATTACGCAGGGTGACGAAAATCTTACCGGAACTTATTCCCGTGACGAACTGAAGTATCAGCTGAACAAACTGGTTTCGGAACAAAACCGGCGTAACCTGCCCACGGATTCAAGCACTGACTGGGTGGCTGCGGCAAAAGAGAAATACCAGGATGCGCTCAAGGCTTATAACGCCTTTCTTCAGGAAACGTCCAACAGCCTTTCCCGTGAGGAGTTTGAGAAGAAGGCGAAAGAACTGAAGGATGCCGTCGATACCGCCAAAAAGGAGTACGACAAGGTCAAGCCCGGTGAGGATAAGGATTCCGAGGCCGAACGGAAGAAGGCGGACAAGGCGGAGAAAGAAGCCCAACGCCGCAAACAGGTTTCTGAAAAGCTGGGCCAGGAACTCGCCGGGCTGCAAAGGAAGAATGACGAGGCGGAGATTGAGATGATGACCGAGGGGCTGGAGAAGAAGCTGCGCCAGATAGACAATGAATACCAGGCACGCAAGGATGAAATAGCCAGGCAGGAAGCCGGTTGGAAACGTGACAACGCGAAAGCGGGGCAGTCCGGTTCGCTGTCGGAAGATCAGCAGTCCGAAATAGACAAGGCCCGTGAGCTGAACGAGTCCGGCCGACAGAAGAAAATAGCGGAAGCTTATCGGGAAGAGTTCGGAGTGATGCAGGAATATTTGCAGGCCTACGGCACCTTCCAGCAGCAGAAACTCGCCATCGCGACCGAATATGCGGAAAAGATACAAAAGACGACGTCCGGCAGCGAGAAGCTCTCTCTCGGTGTTGAACGTGACAGCAAACTTGCCGGCATCGAAGTGCAGGAACTGAAAGCCCGTATTGACTGGGGTACTGTCTTCGGTGAATTCGGCGGGATGTTTTCCGATATGATAAAGCCTGTATTGGCGGATGCCAGAAAATACATGCTCACTGACGAGTTCCGAAATGCCGACCATGCCAGCCAGGACGCGCTTGTCTCTGCCGTCCAGCAGATGGAGAGGGCTTTGGGCGGTTCCGGCAAGGTCAGTTTCAAGAAACTGGGTGCCGAGGTTACTGCCTACCAGAAAGCCCTTTCAGACCTGAAGGAGGCACAGGCGGTGTATGCGGACACCTATACGGCACTCATTGCCGCCCAGAAATCATACATTGAGGCGCAACAGTCCGGAACCGAACAGGAGAAGGAGTCCGCCCGGCAAGCCCTGGAAACGGCGCAGGCTAATGCCGATGCCGCGAGTGAGAATATAAACGCCTTGCAGGAAACGGCTGACAGTGCCCGGCAGTCCCTCTCGAATACTGCCTCCGGTCTGAAGACCAGTATGGAGAATGTGAGGGACGGATTGCAGCAGATTGCCTCCGGCAGTATCAGCGGGGCGTATAATGGCCTGATCACACTCGGCAAAGGTGCCAAGGAAGTGGACGGCAAACTGGGCGAGGCTTTCGGAAAGGTTTCCGAAACACTTGAGGATGTGCCTGTTGTCGGCTGGATTGTAAGTATTATAGACCTTTTCAAAGATGGTTTGAGTGTGGTCATCGGTGGCCTGCTCGACGCGGTGTTCAATGCCGTGAGCGGTATTCTTGACGATGTGCTTTCCGGTGATCTTTTTGTGACTATCGGAAAATCGCTGCTTTCCGGTGTGGGCAAGATATTCGACGCATTGACCTGGGGCGGATTTTCCTCCTGGACGACTTCAAGCAATGCCAAAGAGGTCCAGGAAACCATCGACCGGCTGACCGAGCGCAACGAGACCTTGCAGACGGCTATCGAGGACCTGACGGAGGAGATCAAGGCGAGCAAGGGTACAAAGTCCGTGGCCGCCTACCGGGATGCCTACAGGCTCCAGCAGGAGACGAACTCGAACTATCTGGACATGGCCATGTCGCAGGCCGGCTATCACGGTTCGCATCACAGCTGGAATTATTACTGGGGCGGTTTCTCACAGGAACAGATTGACCGTTTGAGCGGTCAGATCGGGCGTAGCTGGAACGGTGACATCTGGAACCTAAGTCCGGAGGAGATGAAGAAGTTGCGCAGTAACGTGGACATGTGGACGCAGATCCAGGATACCGGCAAGGGCGGATATGGAGGTCGTCTGACCGAGAAGCTGGATGACTATATCGACCAGGCGGGCAAGCTGGAGGAACTTACCGACCATCTGTATGAAGGTCTCACCGGTATTTCCTTCGACAGCATGTACAGCAGTTTCGTGGATAACCTGATGGATATGAAGTATGATGCCGCAGCCGCGGCGGAGGACATATCCGAGTATTTCATGCGTGCGATGCTGTCAAACAAGATCGGTGAGCTGTATTCCGACAAGCTGAAAGGCTGGTGGGAGAAATTCGGCAAGGCGATGGAAGACAATGACCTTACAGAAGCCGAGCGTAAGGCCCTCCAGGACGAGTACATGAAGTATGTCGAGGAAGCCATCGCTCTTCGTGACAATCTTGCCGCGGCCACCGGGTACGATAACTCGGGCGGTACGAGCCAGAGCGCCAAAACCGGCGGTTTTTCAGCCATGACACAGGACCAGGGTACAAAACTGGACGGCATGTTCACCAGCGGGTTGCAACACTGGTCGAGCATCGATGAGAAGATGGAGAGCGTCATCGACAAGATGAACACCGCCGAGGGGCATCTTGCCCGTATCGAGGAGAACACCGGCACGAGCGCGTCGCACCTTGGCAAAATAGAGGAAGAGATTCGTAAAATCAATCGTGACGGAGTAAAATGCAAATGATATGGAAAAGATATTAGGCGGTCTGGTACTTGTCAACGGTACCGACATCTGGAGTACATACGGGGTGTTCCTCGTTGAGGACAAGCGCGGCGGGATGGATAACCTGACCGCCATCCTGACCCCGAGCAAGACGAAAACGGACACGGCTGTGAATATCCGGGAGGAGGACGGGGAGAAATATTCCTCCGTGCTGACGCCCAGGAACGAGGCCCGTGACGTGACGCTTCATTTCGCCCTGTTTGGCAAAACGCAGGCCGGCTGGCTGAAGAAGTATTTCGAGTTCATCAATTTCCTGAAGAAAGGCCGTGACGGGTGGCTTGAGATTTCCTTTCCCCAACTTGCCCTGACTCTCCGTGTGAAATATACGGATTGCAGCAAGTTCCAGCCTCTGACCTATCTCTGGAAGGAAGGCGTGCACGCCGGCAAGTTCAAGGTGAAGTTCCGGGAACCTGTCCCGGTCATATAAATGTGATTCAAACCCTATTCAAACGACGTTTAAACAAGATACAGACATGCTGACCATCTATGACAGCAACGGCAACAGACGGACCGATATCGAGGCGGGCGACAGCTCCACCCAGGTGAAGGAGGTGCAGGGTGACAATGTCCTGACACTCTCTTTCACGCATTACGAATATATCGCCCTGGACGTGAATGACCGGGTGGACTTTGAGGGTGAGCGCTACTGGCTGACCGAACGGTACATCCCGAAGCAGAAGAGCGGCCAGGAGTGGGTATATGATTTGAAGTTTTACGGTATCGAGAGCCTGATGAGACGTTTCCTCGTCCTGAACGTGGTGGACGGCGACCCGGAACCGGTGTTCACGCTGACCGCCCCGCCCCGGGAACACATGGCCCTGATCGTGAAGTCCATCAATGACGGCATGGGCGGTATCACCGACTGGAAAGTGGGTCGAGTGGAAGGTACCGAGAACGTGGTCATCGACTACGAGGGGAAGTACTGCCCCGACGCGCTGAAGGAACTCGCCGGCAAGGTGCCGGGCGCCGAGTGGTGGGTGGAAGGCCAGACCGTGAACCTATGCCGCTGCGAACACGGTGAGGAGGTTACCCTGTCCTACGGCAAAGGGCTGACGGAGCTTTCCCGCGACAAGGCCGACGGCGCGAAGTTCTACACCCGCCTGTTCCCGATCGGCAGTTCCCGGAACATCGATCCGGAAAAATACGGCCACAGCCGGCTACAGCTTCCCGACGGTGCCAAATACGTGGATGTGGACACGGAAAAGTACGGCATCCACCACCACTACGAGAAGGACGCCTTCGCGGATATCTATCCCCGTCGCGTGGGTACCGTGACCTCTGTACGCAGCGCGCAGGTGACGGATGAGGACGGCAACCCTTTCGTGATCTGGTATTTCCGGGATGACACGCTGAACTTCGATCCCAACGCTTACGAACTTGCCGGCAAGGTGAAACGTGTCTCCTTCCAGGAAGGTGGCGAACTTGCCGGTCTTGGCGAGGAAGAGGACGGCACCTACTATTTCGAGGTGAACTTCGACAGTGACACCCGCGAGTTCGAGATCATCACCATCTGGCCGTATGACGACGACACGCAGCTTCCCGGTGACCGCCTTGTCCCGAAAGCGGGTGACAGGTATATCCTCTGGAATATCCGCATGCCTGACGAATACTATGCGCTTGCCGAGGAGGAATACCTGACGGCGGTGAACAGGTACAACGCGGAGAACGCCGTCGACGTTTCCGTGTACAAGGGCCCAACGGACCACGTGTATGTCGAGCGTAACGGAATAGACCTTTACCCGGGCCGCCGCGTCCGGTTGGAAAGCACGGAGTATTTCCCGGAAACGGGCTACCGCTTGAGCCGTATCACGAAAATCACGCGGAAGGTGGCGCTCCCCTCACAGATGGACCTCGAAATCGGTGACGCGCTTTCCACCGGCGTGATGGAAAGCCTGAAGGGGAGTATCGAGGAGGTGAGGAATTATACCAGAACGGCCGGTGCGAACCTTCCCGACATCATAAGGAGCTGGGATAACACGCTTCCCACCGACAACAACCTTTTCTCGGCCAGAAGAAGCCAGGCGGAGTTCATCAGCAAGAAGAAGGCCGACCGCGCGAAAAAGAAAATCACCTTCGAGGAGGGTGTCGGCATCGGTCCGGAGGAGAACGGCCACATCGACGGCAAGGGCAACGCCGAACTGCTGACCCTTGTCGTGCGTGAGTTCCTGCGCAGCCCGAAATTCGTGGACGGCCTTTTGGGTGAGGGCTGGCGGTTGTGGATGGAGGACGCCCTTTCGCACCTTACCATCGACAAGCTGACGGTGCGCCAGGTCATGGTGGTACTGGAACTGCTTATCGAGAAGGTTCGCAGCGTGGGCGGCCAGCTCTGTGTGTCCGCGGCCAATGGCAAGATAAAGACCGCCGTTCCGGAGGACGGCTTTTATAAAATCACCTTCGAGCAGGCGAATACCTTCCGGGCGCATGACCTGATGCGCTGCGCCACGTTTACCGGCGGGAACCTGAAAGGCTACTGGGTGGAGGTTGCCGGCGTGGAGGGTGATTCCATCCTCGTGGGCGTGGATGAGTTCGGAACTTCCTTTCCTGCCCCCGGTGACGAATGTGTGCTGATGGGTAATACGGAAAACCCGTTGCGCCAGAACCTGATCCTGATATCCGCCACCGAGGACGGGCAGCCCCGCATGGACGTGATGGACGGCGTGAAGGCGAAAAACTTCACCGGCTGCCTTCGTGCCCGCCTGGGTAACCTGGACGGCATCAGCGACGACTGGTTCCCCGCCGACAACCAGCCGCACGGCAACGGCCTTTACAGCGACAACGCCTACCTGCGCGGGACATTCCTTTTGGTGACAGGCGAGGATATCAAGACAAAATTCGAAATCGTCGAGGGACGTATCACCAGTGTGGTGACCGCCCTGCGCCAGGACTTCGCCACCGATCGCGGGTACCTGAATAACCCCGCCTTTGATGACGGCCTTATGAAATGGAACACGGAAAACGAGACGGTGTTCTTCCTTGTGGGTAACCGCTGGGTCTGGGCGAACGGCAACGTGCTGACGAAGAAAGGTGACGGCGCGAGCGTGACCGAGGATGACGGGCGTAAGGTCGTGCGTATCCGGGGTAAGTACATCCTCCAGAAACGTGAGAACCTGAAAAGCATCCCCTCCATGCCTGAAAACGGCAGCGGGGAGAAGGAAGCCGCCCCGGTGTACCTGACCTTCTTTTACCGTTGTGCGGTCGGTGGAACCCTGCGGGTGGAGTTCGTGGGTGTTGACAAGACGGGGTTCGCCAACTTCAACAGCATGGAAGTGGAAGAGGAACTGCCCGCGACTGACGGCTACGTGCAATATACCTGTAGCGGCCTTTGGAACGGTACGGGAGACTTCAAGCTGTCTTTCACCGGGGACATCTACCTGTACATGCTCATACTCTCTACCGACCGCGTGGAATCGCTGGCGCACCGTTATAAAACACTTTTCGAGCAGTCGGAGCGTCTGGTGAAGATTTCGGCGGCTGTCTTTGACAGGGACGAGAATTTCCTGCAGGAAACCGGGCTTGTCGTTAAACCCGAAGGTGCGGGCATCTACGCCCAGGACGCTGACGGCAAGCTGGCGCTTATCGGGGTGAGCGTGGACGAAACGGATGCCGACGGGAACAAGATCAGCGTGGTGAAGCTGACGGGCGACCATATCAAGCTGGAGGGCCTTGTGACCGCCAACGAGAACTTCAAGATATTGGAGGACGGGAGTATCGAGGCGAAAAACGGGAAGTTCACGGGCGAGATTGACGCGGATACGGGCCAGATCGGCGGCTTCTCGATTTCTTACGGGCGTCTCGGTATCGACAAGGACGGCGGTGGCAGCGGCATGTTCCTTTATAACAGCATGATCGGCTTCAAGGGTGACAACATGCAGGCACTCATCGGCTGTTACAATGACCTTGGTACCGATATCCTTGGCCGTTTCGTGAACACGCAGTCCGGATACCTTCCGAACTATGGCCTGGTTTTCAGTGTGCAGAACAGCCTTTCGAACCGTAACTACGCGTTTGTCGGGACGGGTGACGGTATTCTGAAAGGTGTAGTGGAGGGCTTTCGCCTGAACTGGATTGAGTTTAGCCAGGCGAAAGAAGCCAAGTATATCAATCTTAATCGTGGCAAGTATGTGGAAGTCTGCGGCAATTATGGTGACTGCGTGCTGATGCTTCCTCGTCTTGCGGAACTCCGTTCATCATTGGGCATGAGCAGCACTTCGACCGAGGACATTGCTGTCCGTCTGACTGTTGTGAAGCGTTCGGGTTCGGATGTGAGACTTTACGGTCGTACGGGTGACTTCACGGTGAACGGTTCCTCGGTCGATAACGCCCAGCATCCATATTTTCGTGACAATAATTTCGGGAACACGGGTTACTGGAACATGGGCAACGGGGACGTGGTCGAGGTTCTTCTGACATACAGCGCCGCCGAGTACAACGCTTATACAGTGAGTATTCATCGTTAAAACAATCATATATGGCAAAGTTAAATTTCAAGCATTTCAGCAAGTACACCGGCATCAGCCGGCAGAAAAAGGAAACCGGCGACGTGCGTGAAGAGTTCGCCGACTTGGTTTACTGCCGTGTCGGTGGTATCAAGGCACACGCCCTGGCGTTCCGTATCTACGAAAGCCAAGGCGAGGAAGAATACAGTGAGGGCGAAGTGGATATTATCCGTCGTGTCGCGGAGAATTTCTGCCTTCCCGGCGTCATTGATGGCCTTTACGAACAGTTGGACATCAATAAAGATATCAAGGAGGAATAAATTATGGCACTGACAGAATCGGAAAAGAACGAATTGAAGAAGGACATCCTGAACGCTATCAAGGCCGAGAGCCAGAGCGTTGATGAACTTGTGGAGGTCAGCTCCCTTGACAATATCAAAAGTCTCCCCGCCCTTCGCGGCAGTGAGCTGGTGAGTGCTCCGCTCACCCTTTTGCGTAAACCGGCCGATGATGCCGCTGCCACGGCGAATGCGTCTGCCACGAAAGCGGATAATGCTGCGGCTTTGGCGAATAAAGCTGCGGGTATGGCGTCTGATGCGGCCGGTACCGCCAATCAGGCTGCTGAAACTGCAAATTCCGCCGCGGCAGCGGCATCCGCGGCTGCGAAACAGGCGGAGGATGCCGCCGCCGGTGTGAACGACGGTTTGGTCGGTGGCATGACGGCCGTCCCTGATGAGGAGAACGACACGGTGAAACTCACCCTGCTGGGGAAGACCGGGACGGAGATTGCCTCCGTTGATATTCCCGGTGGTACGGGCGGTGGCGGTAACACGTATAATGTGACGGCGGAAGTCCCTTTGGAGAGCGGTTATTATGTCCTTTCCTCCGCGATCGGTGCCGTGGATGAGAAATACCGTTACAAGGGCCGTTGCATCACCTATGAAGTCTCGCAGGGCAAATGGGAGACCAAACAGTTCGTGGGGACAAGTCTGTCGAGCTGGGAGCAGGAGGCGAGCTGGGAGGACTTCGGCGGTGCCGGAACGATGAAGAGCCTGACGGTGAACGGCGAGAAGAAAGTTCCCGACAGCGAGGGCAACGTGGATCTGACCATCGACAAGCTGGAAGTGGACGAGAGCCTGGATGCCGACAGTACCAATCCCGTCCAGAACAAGACCGTCGCCGCCAAATTCCAGGAGGTGGAAGCCGGTACCGTGTTCGGCATGAGCGCGGAAGTGAGCGACGACGAGAGCAGTGTCCGCCTTGCGCTGACCAACAAGAGCGGGGCGGAGATCGCGAGCGTTGACATCCCGGCCGGCAGCGGTGGCGGCGGTGAGTCCTCCACCACCAAGATCGTGCTGTTTGCCGAGACCGACAAGAAAACCGTGAAGGAAGGCGGAGCGGTGAAACTTACCTATACCTATGACCACCAGGTTGCCGGCGGTGATGACAAGGGTAGCAGTACCGGACAGAAAGCGACCGTCACCATCCAGGTGAAGCGCGGGACGACCACCACTTATTCCTCCTCGCTGAAGGAAGTGAGCAAGGGTACCTATACCCTTGACCTGACCAAATACCTGCTGGTGGGCACGAGCGATATCTACGTCATTGCCGAGACTACCGATCCCACCACGGGCAAGGCGCAGAAGAAGCAGGCGTACGTGAGCGTGAAGAGCGTCACCCTGTCCCTTTCCTGCGGTTACAACCTGGCGGCCACCATCCAGAACGGCGGTTACGGTACCTATGATTCCGCGAGTATACCCTACGCCGTGAGCGGTACCGGCACGAAAACCGTCAGCCTGTACGTGGACGGTGTACAGCAGAACGCGCATACGGTCACCCGCAGCGGCACGACGAACGGCAGTTTCGAGGTTTCCATGACCGGCCTGTCCGTGGGGCGGCATACCGCCCAGCTGGTGGCCGAGATGGAAACTGACGACCTCACGCTGAAAAGCGAGAGCATCCATATCGACCTGCTGAAGGCCGGAACCGGCGCGCCCTTCATCGGTTTGAAGCTCATTCATGCCGACGGGCATGTCCTCGGACGGGACGAGCATCTGGAGCCGGTCCTTGAAGCCGGCCGCTACGAGAAGCTCACTTTCGACTGGGTGGCCTATGATCCCGACCGTGTGCCCGCTGAAGTGGAGTTCTGGAAAAACGGCGTCAAGAGCAGTACCGTGAGCGCTCCCCGCAGCATGATGACCTACAGTAACCGGTTTACCGAGGAAGGCACGCAGACGCTTGTCCTGAAAGCCGGTCCGACCGGGTACACTTTGCGCATCGACGTGGGTGAGAGCGGTATCGATATCAGCGAGGCCACCTACGGCCTGGCGGTCAAGCTTGACGCGGCGGGCCGCAGCAACGGGGAGAGTAACCCCGGAACATGGGAGTCGAACGGCGTGGAGACCACGTTCGAGGGTTTTGACTGGAGCAGCAACGGCTGGACGGGTGAGGCGCTGAAGCTGACCAACGGTGCGAAAGCCGTCATCGGCTACCGGCCCTTTGCCACCGATGTGAAAAGTACGGGGCTGACCATTGAACTGACCCTCCGGGTAAGCAATCCCACTGACAGCGATACCGCAGTTGTGGACTGTCTCGACAGTGGCAAGGGGCTTTATATCACCCCTTCGGAAGCGAGTTTCAAGACCGGTGAGAAAGTGTCCTATACCAACGAGGACGACGAGCTGGTGGAGCGTGAGATCAAGCTGGGCACGAATTATGTGGAAGACCGGTGGATCAAGGTGGCCCTCATGGTGGGTACCCGCAATGAGAGCCGTCTGATGGAGCTTTATGTGGACGGCAACCGTACCGGTGCCGACATCTACGACAACGCCTTCAGCTTCCGCCAGGACAATCCGAAATATATCACCATTGACAGCGCCGGGGCGGACGTGGAGGTAAAGAGCGTGCGTATCTATACCCGCCGGTTGAGTGACGACGAGGAACTGGAGAACCGGATGGTGGACAGTGCGGACGGTGAGGAGATGATCGCGCTGTATGAGGAGAACGATATCCTGGGTGATACCGACACTGTGGATATGGACAAGCTGCGTGCCAAGGGCAAGGGGGTGCTGCGTATCGTGCGCCAGAACAAGCTCGATGACGTGTATGCCGAGAACAACAAGAAGACGGACTTTTCGGCGGATATCTTCTATTACTCCCCTTTCGGATCCGAATACGACTTCGTGCTTCGTGACTGTTATATCCGTATTCAGGGTACCAGTTCCACGAAATATCCGAGCAAGAACATCCGTATCTATATCAGCAAGGGCGGCACGAACCTTAGCTTCACCGTTGGCGGCAAGGAGCAGGCGGAAAAGAAATATCCCGTCCGTCCCGGTGGCATCGCCATGAACCTGATCTGTCTGAAGAGTGATTATTCCGACTCGTCCATGTCGCTGAACACAGGCGGTGCCAAACTGTTCAACGACGTGCTGAAGGAGATGGGGCTTCTCACCCCTCCGCAGCGTTACCAGTACGAGACGGGCGGCAGCGATTTGAACGCGGTCACCGTGCGTACCGCTATCGACGGTGTGCCTATCGACATGTTTGTGGCGGCTGCGGAGGACGGCGAGAACAACTATGTGGGGCAATACAACTTCAACAACGAGAAAAGCAAGAGCGGCGACCTGTTCGGCCTTAGTGGCGTGGAGGGTTACGATCCTGCCTGTCCCCTCACTCTGGAAATGCTGAACAATACCGAGGCCATGTGCCTTTTCAAGACCACAAGTGACGCTCATCTGGAGGAGGTGTTTGATGCCGGTGCCGAGACCAACGTTCCGGATGATGTGAAATGGGCGGGCCTTGACGAGTCGCAGCGTACGGCCGTGAAACGGCTGTACGCATGGATACGCTCGTGTGTTCCGGACGGTGCGACGAGCGCCGACCTCTCCACTTTTAAGAGCGAGAAGTTCAGGGACGAGATAAGTGACTATTTCGACAAGGCTTTCCTGCTGACGTATTACCTCTGGACGGACTATTTCCTTGCCGTTGACCAGCGTGCGAAGAACATGATGCTGCGCACGTGGGACGGCCTGATATGGTACATCACCTACTACGACGGTGATACCCAGATGGGAAAACGTAACGACTGTTTCCTGGTGTATGACTACACCACCGACCGCGACACTTATGACGCCGAGGCCGGGAAATATGCCTTTGAAGGCCGTGACAGCTGGCTTTGGAACCTCGTTCTGGCCAACCTGGACGCTGACCTGAAGACACAGGCGCAGGCTCTTCGCGGTGTACTTACCACCAGCCGTGTCCTGGACATGCTGAACGTGGAGCAGGCGGGCAACTGGTGCGACCGTGCCTATAACAAGAGCGGCGAGCTGAAGTACATCCTGCCCGCCACGCAGGAGATGTACGGCAAGGTGTGGCCGTTCATCTACGCCCTTCAGGGCAGTAACCGTGCGCACCGTGAATATTTCGTGCGTAATCGTTTCGCCCTTCTGGATGCTAAGTACGGCACGAGCAATTTCACCAGTGACAACATCGACCTCTATCTGGCACGTACGGCTGCTGACACCCCCGACGTGCTGAAGATTACGGCCAACGAGGTTTATGCTTTCGGCTACGGTACGAACAACAGCCCGAATATAGGGAATACCGGCATCATCAAGAAAGATGCGGCTGCGAGCCTTTCCATCACCGGTGCCTATACGGTGAACGATCCCTTGAGGGTTTATGGCGCGAGCCGTATGAAGGTGCTGGATATGAGCGGGGCCGCCGACCACCTGAAAAACGCTTTCGACCTGGGCAAATGTACCGTGCTGCGCGAACTGAACCTTCAAAGTTCCGGCAACGGCAGTACCGGCTGGTGGTTGAACATCGGCAACTGCAAGCAGCTACGTAAACTCAACCTTCGTAACCAGGCACAGGCGAAAACCGGGGGAAGTACCAGTACCGAGCTGGATTTGAGTGCGCAGACCAAGCTGGAAGAACTTGAGGCCCGCGGTACGCAGGTGCAGAGCGTGGTGCTAGCCAAGGGTTCTCCCGTGACGCTGCTCCACCTTCCCGGTACACTGACCAGCCTCCGTCTGGAATATCTGGGCAGACTGACCATCGGCGGGCTGACATTGGAAAGCTACAGCAAGGTGAAGACCTTCATCTTTGACAGTTGTCCAGGTATTGACTGGGAAACCCTGCTGGGCCGTTGCACGGGTGTGGAACGTATCAGAGTAACCGGTATTGACCGCGAGGATGACGGTACGTGGCTGGATAAGTTTGTCGGGATGGGCGGTGTGGATTCCGATGGCAACACTACGGACACGTGCGCCTTGGTGGGTACGGTACAGCTCACGCGCTACATTGATGACGATACGTACAGCGCTCTGAAGGCGCACTTCCCGGAACTGAATATCCGGCAGCCGGAATACACGATGATCGAGTTCGACGACGAGGTATCGGATGACGCGAACGTGAGCAACCTTGACAACGGTACCGGCTACAAGTATGACAACGCGTATGAGGTGAGCGGTCATATTTCCGCCATCCTGAAGCAGCGTCACCGTGTACTTGCTAAAGTGACTAAAAAAGCGACGACGCGGGGTGTGAACATGGCGAACGTTGATACCACGGTGAACAACCTGGACGGTGAGATGACCTACTACCCGCTGGACGACACGGACAGCAACAAGTACGCCGACGGCACGGCTGCCAGACTGGACGGCACTGAAGGTGACTGGATGATGTACGAGCCCTTCTTCTGGAGCAAGGGTATCAATGATTACCTGAACGGCAAGCATTACTCCTGTTACAGCAGTAACGGTTCGGATAACATGCCTTCCGTTCCGGATGCTGACGTCCTTACGCTTGACGACATTAAGGGCACGAGTGGCGGTTATCTTTCCGGTCGTAAGATCATGAGCGGAAAGGATACGCTTTCGAACAGCTACAGTACTGACAGTACGTATTCGGTATGCAAGGTGAACGTGGACGGTTACAAGCGTGTGCGTTTCCCGAGCGTTCCCGGTACAAGCCTTGTCGGAAGCATTTTCACAGACGATTCCGGCACGGTCATCAGTTCAATCGTCGTCCCTACCTTGAGCAACAAGTTCGAGGCCGGTATGTACCTGATTGCCGATGTTCCGGAGGGTGCCACTGCTCTTCACTTCTCCATTCTGAACACGGCAGAGTTCGATAAGGTTGTCCTTTCTAACAGTGACAGGATCGAGGATATGGAACCCGAATGGGCGCCTAATGACGAGCACTTGTGTGCCGTTGTGGGCAGCAGTGTTGTCGGTTCCAAACTTCGCGCCTGCATTACCGGCGGGAGCACTACGGCGAGCATGACCTGGGCTGATTTCCACTATTACAGTGTCCAGCGCGGTATGCAGCAGATTGATGCCCTTATGCACTCGCGCATCGCGAATCTTTTCTACGCGAAGTACGGTCGTCGTGACAGCCAGGAACAATGCGGCGCGGGCTCTCACACGAACAACCGTACTACGGGTGGTACTGCCAGCCGCGGTATGACGGACACGATCGGCTACGAGGAAGCCTCCTCAATCAACCCTAATGTGACGAACAGCCTGATAGAAAACTCCGTCCACCAGTATGCGTGGTACCGTGAGAAGGATGACTACGGCGGGGCCACGGTTACGCAGGTGAATAATATTTGCTGCCTTGGCTACGAGGACATCTATGGTCATAAATATGACATGATGGACGGCGTGGATCTTCCTAATGACACGGGCAATTCCGGGAAGTGGCGCATCTGGATGCCTGACGGCAGTACCCGCCTGGTTAAGGGTTCCGTGAGCTCCGGTATCTGGATTACCGCCGTGGCGCATGGCAAATATATGGACGTGATTCCGGTGGGTTCCGTTTCGGGTTCCTCCTCGACAAATTACTGCGACATCTACTACATATCCACTGCCTCCAGCCGTGTGGTCTATCGCGGGTGCTACAATGCGTATGCGTATGGCGGCGTGTCGAGTGCGTTTGCGAATAACGATGCATCGAGCTCGGTCACGAATGTCGGCTCCTGTCTGGCCTTCCGCGGCCGGCTCGTTAAGGCGTCGAGCGCCGTGGCGTTTAAAGCGATAAGCGAGGTTGCATGATCGGCCGCGTAAAGCGTCAAAGCGGGAGCGAAGCGACAAAACATCCGGTGTTCCCCGAGCAGGGGAACGCCGTTCATTACGGGCGTCAGCCCGTCGAAAAATATTTTTTTGACGTCAGGTTTTGTATCTGTTTGTTAAATAATAATTTGAAAATAGTACTTTTGCATTTGAAAGGTGGCGCCTCCCCATAGGCCGTGTGGTCTATCGTGGCAACAACAACGCGAACCCGAATGGCGGTGTTTCGATGTCGAATGCGAACAACGATTCCTCGAATACGAACACGAACATCGGTTCTCGTCTGAACAACAATCGAAAGGAAATTTTAATCGGCGTACAACACCGGGGACTTGTCCCCACCGTGGTGCCGAGGGGGGCAAGCCGCAGTAACAGCGGTCCGTAAGGGCCGGAAAACTGAAAAATAAAGTGTCGGGTAGGGTTTGGTAGGCCGGAAACGGTTCGAAGAAGCCGGGCCCGGGGGATTGAAGGCCCCGTATTAAAAGCAATAAACAGTAATTTATGCGCAGGGTTGGGTATATCATCGAGGAGATCGTGGAGCCTTCCAACATGGAGGCTTCCTTCCGGCAGGTCCTTCGCGGCAGCAAGCGTAAACGCAGCCGCCAGGGGTGCTATCTGCTCGCGCATAAGCCCGAGGTGTTGGAGGAGCTGGTCGCGCAGATCGCATCCGGTACTTTCCGCGTGAAGGACTACCGTGAACGCGAGATCATCGAGGGCGGCAAGCTACGCCGCATTCAGGTGATCCCGATGAAGGACCGCATCGCCGTGCATGCCATCATGGCGGTGGTGGACCGCCATCTGCGGAAACGTTTCATCCGTACCACCTCCGCCAGTATCAAGAGACGGGGGATGCACGACCTCCTGGCGTATGTCCGCCGTGACATGGCCGAAGACCCTGATGGTACACGTTACTGTTACAAGTTTGACATCACCAAATTCTACGAGAGCGTGAAGCAGGATTTTGTGATGTATTGCGTCAGCCGGGTGTTCAAGGACGCAAAGCTCGTGACCATGCTGGAGAGCTTTATCCGCCTGATGCCTGAAGGTCTGAGTATCGGCCTGCGCAGCTCGCAGGGGCTGGGCAATTTGCTTTTGTCTGTGTATCTGGACCATTATCTGAAGGACAGGTATGCCGTGCGTCATTTCTACCGCTATTGTGATGACGGCGTCGTACTGGGTAAAACGAAAGCGGAACTGTGGAAGATTCGTGATGCCGTCCACGGGCGCATGGAGTGTGCCGGTCTCCTGGTGAAGGGGAACGAGCGCGTGTTCCCGCCGGGCGAGGGCATCGACTTTCTGGGGTATGTGACTTTCGGTGCGGACCATGTCCGCCTTCGCAAGCGCATCAAGCAGAAGTTCGCCCGAAAAATGCACGAGGTAAAATCGAGAAGGAGGAGGCGTGAGCTGATAGCGTCGTTCTACGGGATGGCCAAGCACGCCGACTGTCATACGTTGTTTAAAAAATTAACAGGCAAAGACATGAGATCATTTAAAGACTTGAACGTTTCCTACAAGCCGGAGGACGGCAAGAAACGTTTTCCCGGGGTGGTGGTAAGCATCCGGGAGCTGGTGAACTTACCGATTGTGGTGAAGGACTTCGAGACGGGCATCAAGACCGAACAGGGCGAGGACCGCTGTATCGTGGCCATTGAGATGAACGGTGAACCGAAAAAGTTCTTTACCAACAGCGAGGAGATGAAGAACATCCTCTTGCAAGTGAAGGATATGCCCGACGGCTTCCCGTTCGAGACCACCATCAAGACGGAAACCTTCGGCAAGGGTCGAACTAAATACATATTTACATGAAACGGGTAGAAGGAACATCCGGGATAAAACTGATCGAGTGCGTGAGCCCGGCACGCAACAGATGGCGCATCCGCTGGGATGTACAGGAACGTGAGGACGGATCCGCCTCCTACATGGAGGAAGGCTTTGTCGGCAGACCTCACATGGATACTATAAAGTCCGTCATTACAGACTGGTGTAATGAGCAAATTGACCGTGAGATACTTTCCGGTTTTCTCTATGAAGGTATGCCGGTATGGCTGTCAAGTGAAAACCAGTTCAATTATAAGGCAGCGTATGATCTGGCCGTACAGACTGGTGGTGCTACGCTTCCCGTGACATTCAAGTTCGGTACGGATGAGGTTCCCCAATATCGGGAGTTCGTCACACTGGAGGAACTGACCGATTTCTACACGAAAGCCATGAAGCATGTTCAGGACACGCTGTCTGACGGCTGGAGGAAGAAAGACGCTTTTGATCCGGAGAAGTACCGGGTGGAATAAATCCTTCGGGGGAGGATAAGAAAAAAGCCCCCGGCCTGTTAAAAAGTAACGCCAATCACTTTTATAAACATGAAACGCCAAACCGCGCGACCGGGGGCAAATACCCTCTGTCACGGTTTGACGTTTTTTTTGTTGTCTAAAAAATGATTGGCGATGCAAAGATATAATTTTTTTGTTGTATGAAAGTGATTGAGATATTAAACTTTAACCGGGAGCTGTTGAAAAGGCTTCAGGCATCCGGAATCCGCCTGGAAGATGCCCGGTATATTGATTTGTATTCAGACTATACCCGCATGTTGGATCAGGGTGAGAAGGTTTCGTATGCCGTGGCCGTACTATCCGAGAAGTACTCGGTGAGTGAGCGCAAGGTCTATGCACTGGTGAAACGGTTCCAGAGTGACTGCAAGACGCTTGCAGTGTGAACAGGTTGTTTTACGCGGTTTACGCGGCTTTTTCTCATTATCTTTGGAGAGTTCCAAATTTTAGGAGGAAAAGGCTATGAATAAGTATTATCGCATCCTGGACAAGATTCTTGCCACGGGAAAGACACAGACCAATAAGAAGGGAAATATACAGTACCTTCTGAACGAGCAGCTCTCACTGACACCGGCGGACCTGCTCGACATATTCGAGGGGCATAATATCGCCCGCAAGAAGCTCCGCAGCGAGTTGCAGTTATTTATGCAGGGTGAGCGCAATGTGGAGAAGTACCGGGAGGCTGGCATCAACTGGTGGGACTATTGCGGCTCTATCCTGGTGAACAGTTACCCGACCTATTTCGAGAAGCTGCCCCCATTGATAGCGAAAATTAACCGGGAGAGGCGCAACAGCAAGAATTACGTGCTTTTCCTGGGCGAAACCGGTGCCGAGAGCAACCAGGCACCCTGTTTGAGTCTGGTACAGTTCCAGTTAGATGGCGGTGAACTG